TATGCGGGTCAAAAACTTTATCTTCTTCTTCACGGGGATCATTCATCATCTCCCGTGCAAACCCTAGACTGCCGACATTCGGTTCTTTCTTATATTTTTCCAGCTTCTCGAGCGGCCACATCTCTGGCCAGAGAGATTGATTATCGGTTTTCATATTCCCGATGATGTACCGCTCATTCTCACGCGGGGGAATATTAATGGCTCGATACAGCTTCCCATTCCACGTCTCGGTATTCAGCACCAGATCCGCAATCAAGCAATCGTGATGCGGCAGATTCCCGATCACATACAGATCCCACTCCCGTGCGCCGAGGCCCATGAACGTGCCGCCGAACCAACGCTTATGGCGACGACGCTTTAGAAACGTGTCACCTGTCTCGGGGGACTCCGGATCATCGAGGATGGCCAGATCCGGTCGTCGTTCTCGATATTTCAATCCACGCATCCGTGCGCCCATGCCCTTGGCCATCACGGTGGCATAGGATTTGATGACCAACTGCCGGTCTGTCCACTTCACGGTCTGACCGCGCACATCCATCGCGGGAGCCAGATGCGGGAAATCCGCATTCAAAGCTTCATTGGTTTCAATTTCTTGCGTCAAGGTAGCCAGATTCGCTTCTGCGGTAGTGGCGGATTCCCCGATCATCAAGATAAACCACTTCAACCGATACGCCAGCATGTACAACGGCAACCCCAAGGAGATAATGGTGGTCTTGCCAAATTGACGAGGCGCGATCCGCGCAATCCGTTTCGAGATGCCTGGCCCATCGATGGCGGCAAAGATATCGACATGCAGCTCGGAGAATCCAGCCGTGAAATGATGCGCCAGATAAATCTCACAAAACCGGCGCGTACTGTGATGGGCTTGATCGATGCGTCTGGTGCTTTTGATGTCTTGCCGATTGTGTCGTAATCCCCCCACCGCAGCCGTCAGGTCCAGCCCATACGTTGTGGGTGTGAACCGGGTCGGTCCACGTTTTAAATCTCCCAGGGTCTTGACCGTATTCATCGTGAAAACTACGTATCCTCGCTATCTGTGTCCTGGGGCGCAGGATGCAACCCAGGGTCACGCGGGTCCAGTGCCAGGTCGGACCACTCCTGTTCAATGGCATCCAGGGACACTTTGTCCTCCACGTGCTTCGCGACAATGATCCCCATCGACTCGACCACCCGTTTAAAGGTATCCAGGGTAATGCTGCCTGTGGAATGGATTTGATGGATACGCTGGACGGTGCGGCTGATTTTCTCGATCAAGTTGCCCGCATCCGTGATGTCCAGCACCTTGCGTGGTTTGCTGACTTTGGTGCTGTCTGCGTGCCAGGCCAGCAATGCGGTGTGAAAGTCCTCATACCGCTCGACGTAATCAATCACCAGTGTCCGCAACAACTGCACCTCCGGCACCAGGTCCATCACATCTTGCTCGATGGCCTCCAGCTGCCCTAATTTCTCACGAAACCGCTCATGGTTGATGGTACTATACCGACCGGATTTCTTCATCGAACGTCCTCCATGCAGATAACAGCGCCCCTGTCCAGGGTGGTCGGTCCACTTGCCGGCAGGATTCCGGCACTGCTGGTGCTGATACCCGAGGGACCGAAGTTGGGCATTGCAAAAGGGGCCTGTGACTTTATTCGTACGACTGACTGTGACCATTACACGATGCCCGTGCCATCGTTGGTCTCTTCTACGGTATCGGTGTCGCCAGGGTCAGGGTCAGCCGATGTCGGTGTGGTCGTGGTGCGGGGCGTGGCGCGGGTCACGGGTGTCGTGGCGGTGGCGTGGTCACAACTGGCGCGGGTGGGCGCGGTGCCCAACCCGGTGTAGTCCGCCATCGTCCAGACCGGTTCCCCGCATGTGTCACAGTAGTCGGTCAAGGTCCAGGCGTTTCCTGCAATGGTGCTGACGCGTCGTATCATGGCTGACTCCTTTGTGTGTACGACAGGTGCTTTTCCCTTTATCATGGGGGGATGGGGGGTTCGTTGTCAACCGCATCGGAGGGTCGAAGGGGGTCGGAAAGGGGGTAAAAGTTCACCTCACCAATGACACCCCCATACCCCCCCTTTATTCTAAGTTATTAAAAACAATTACTTTAGAAAGAAGAATGAATTTGATGAACAGATAAATGGGGTAGGGGGGGGGTGCCAAACGTGAGGTGAATTCTGAAGAAAATTTTTTTGTCTACAGGCATGTTTTTCCCGTCACACTCTGAGGGGTCGGGGTTCCGTCACCCCGCGTCGGGGGGTACCCCGTTGATTCGGAATTGTGGTGCAAGTATACGAACGGCGTTGCAAAAAAAAACCGGGGCCACGGTGGCCCCGGCGTCAACGTTCGGTTGCGTGTTACGCGGACGGTTTCGGTGCGCGTCCGGCCATCGGTTCACCGTTGGCGTCGTACCGTGATAACGGTGTGGCCGGTCGGGCGTCCCCGTGTTCATCGACGCCGTGTGTCCCGTTGTTCCATTGCGTCCGCATGTTGCGCCAATATTTGACGGGGAACCCCGCGTGTGATACGACCACATCCGCCCGTGGGAATTCACGGTCGAATACCATTGACAAATATTCGTCGGTACGGTGGTCGGATTCGTTCATCCGCATGATCATATTTTGGAAAACCGCGATACCCAATCCCGTCGTAAATCCCAACCGCCGGATGGACGGGTTGGCCGCAACGGTGTCCGCCGTTGGTGGCGACATGTCGGGCGTTCGGTTGACGTATGATGCGTCCATCAAATACACGATGGCCGCGTCGGTGGCACGTTTGACGATCCGTTTGATCCGTTTGGTCATTCAATACACCCCATACAATACGATGTTGACGATGAACGTTGACAACACCATCATACCACGTGCGCGGCGAAAAACAACACCAATCGACATTTATTTTCGGCCCGACATTTTTGTCGAATTTTTTCGGTTCGACAATTATGTCGTTGTCAACAACAAAATGCATTTCGGGAAAAATATCAAACATCGTGCCAATATTGACAATTCGCGAAACAAATCACGAACCATGCCAAATCATGAACCGTGCCAACATCGGCACATCGGGCAACAAATCAAAAACCATGCCAACCCGAAAATCGATGCAAACGTCGTGCCACATTCGCGGAAAATTGTGATTTTTTTTGAAATCAAAAACCGTGCCAACTTCGGGCAGGTCATCGCGCACGGTAGGCCGAGCCGCCCGGCAAAAACTGTGCCACATTCTTTTGGATCCATCTTGTTGGATCTTGTCGTCCATTCTTTTGGATCCATTTCGTTGGATCTTTGGATTCATTTTTTTGGATCCATTTCGTTGGATTCTTCAATTCATTTTTTTGGATATTTCGTTCAAAACTTTGGATCCATTTTTTTGGATTCTTCAAATCGAAATCCAAAAATTTGGATCTAGATCTTTCTTCCTGGCCGGACACGGCCAGCGAATTCTAGGCGGACATATGGCGCTTGGCAGTTTCTAAATAGGGGAAAACTTTTGAATTAATTTCGAACTTTGCTGACACTGAAAATGTTTTCTATATATGCCCTATATACGTATGCTATATATGGGTTTCTGAAAATCCCTATATATAGGAGGAGGGGGTTCTATAGGAGGTGGGTATACAGATCTTGCTGTATAGGGGGGGAAAAGCATATGGCCCCTTCCCTGGGGTATAGGAAGAGGCCCACATGCCCGACGGAGGGTATCGGAAGAATTCCCGATATTCCGTCTAAACTCGATTAATCACAGACGTGTTCGAACACCGGAGATGATACCACAACATCAGATGTGTGATCCATGAACTCTTGGCATCGTTGCCGAAGTTCATTCCGATGCACCGATTTCAAGTTATTGCACAAATCCCGGTAGTTATTGGCGGATACCGAGATTCGTTGCCCATCAGAATTACGGAGCACCACATCGATTGCCCCATCCCGATTCCAAGTAATTTCCATCGTAAAATCAGTATTTTTCATGATTCACCCCTTACCCCATAACCTGTTGTTAAATTAAAAATATCGCAATGATGAACAGGTACATCACCGCGAACAGAAACATTGCCATCATGATATCAGATGCGATGGTTTTCCATGTCATTTTCATATGGTGATCATATCAAACCACATTCTGAACGTCAATCGAAAAATACCTTGAAATAGACATATACCCTCCCCTGCTGCACGGCATAGGTAGACCTTACTGCGTATGTCTGTATCCTACACCTCAGCTAAGGGAGGAGGGGGATTTCCCCCTATCTCCTCTGAATAGTAAATGAAATAGCAAAAAATGAAAGGACTGAGTCGCAGTAAGAAAGGACTGAGGCGCAGAATCCGAGCGCAGATCCGCAGCGTCGTAGCGTAGCGTGCTAGCGATGCAGGAGGTAGGAGCAAACCAAACCCAGATTCCCAATCAGGATACCGATAGCCCCGATGCCCAAGGTTATCATACTCATTTAGAAATCCCCGTATCGCATGTCGTTCGCGATTTCTTCGTCGATTTCCATTGATTCATGAATTTCGGAGTTTTGTCGTTTCACCGATGTCGGCCACAATCGAGATTTCGGTGGGTTGCCGGGGTGATGCCCAGGATATGTGGCCCCGCCCGACGTACAGTATTTGTCATGACAGTTCATGCATCGTGTGTTAGTACACCCGTTGGTGTATTTAACATCACATACCTCACACGTTTTCTCTTTCATGTCGTTCCCCCATGGAACATCAGATCGGATCATTCCGACACACCATGTTACCGCGAAAAACCCCTTCAAATCCCCTTTGAAATAAATAACATCTGGCCCATCAGGGAGACCTATATACATTTCGTGATTGATTTAAAGGATTTTTTCGTGTTACCATTCACCATGATGGTATGGGCCATCGACAGATATGGGGTATGGAATGGACGAAAAATTACGGGATCTTACACATGGGCAATCCGGCCCCGCACGGTATTTCATAGATCCGTGGTTCGATGATAACGAAGCAATCGGTAATCCATTTAGATCACGGGTCCGAATGGATCGCGCATATGAGAAACCCGAATGGCGGAATAAACTTGCGCCGATGATCCGCGAATGGCGCGAAACCGAAACCTCTCGTAACAAACCGCGCAATCGGATGATGCGGGCCAAGTGGCATCAACGCCGGTTGCACCGCAGAACACGCACGAACGAATCGTAAACCTTGTGGGGGTGATGGCAACATCTTCCCCATTCGGGCCAAATGGTCAGGAAGACCTATGTT